AATAAATTTGCTCATAATAAAAATCGACTTAGTTACACTTTTCTCAACTCCCCAATTCTACCATTATTTAGAGCATTTGTGTGTAAATCAATACAATTCAGAAACAAAAATTTATGCCTACGAGTTTATACTTAAGCATAAAAAAAGAGACCCGAAGGTCTCTTTCTTGTTATTCAGTTTTTAGATATATCAACCAACTGCAGGTGCGGTAAGTGCAACAGGAGTGGACTCAGCAGCAGCAAGATCCAGTGGGAAATTGTGTGCGTTCCTCTCGTGCATCACCTCCATTCCAAGACCGGCACGGTTCAATACGTCTGCCCATGTGTTGAGCACACGACCCTGACCATCAAGGATGGACTGGTTGAAGTTGAAACCGTTCAGGTTGAATGCCATCGTGGATACACCAAGTGCGGTGAACCAGATACCAACAACGGGCCCATGCAGCAAGGAAGAAGTGCAAGGAACGTGAGTTGTTGAATGAAGCATATTGGAAGATCAAACGACCGAAGTAACCATGGGCTGCGACGATGTTGTAGGTCTCTTCTTCTTGACCGAACTTGTAACCATAGTTCTGTGACTCAGTTTCAGTTGTTTCACGAACAAGTGAGGAAGTAACCAGACTTCCGTGCATAGCAGAGAAAAGAGATCCACCGAATACCCCAGCAACACCGAGCATGTGGAAAGGGTGCATAAGGATATTGTGTTCTGCCTGGAATACAAGCATGTAGTTAAAAGTACCAGAAATACCAAGAGGCATAGCATCAGAGAAAGAACCTTGACCGAAAGGATAGACGAGGAATACTGCACTCGCAGCAGCGACTGGTGCAGAGTATGCAACACAGATCCATGGACGCATACCTAAACGGTAAGAAAGTTCCCACTCACGTCCCATATAAGCATAGATGCCGATAAGGAAGTGAAAGACTACCAATTGGAAAGGGCCACCGTTATACAACCACTCATCGAGTGATGCTGCTTCCCAGATTGGGTAGAAGTGGAGACCGATTGCATTTGAACTTGGGACAACTGCACCAGAAATGATGTTGTTGCCATACATGAGTGAACCTGCTACGGGTTCACGAATACCGTCAATATCGACGGGTGGTGCTGCGATGAATGCGACAATGAAGCAGACAGTTGCTGCTAACAGTGTTGGGATCATCAATACACCGAACCAACCAACATACAAACGATTGTTAGTTGATGTTACCCACTCGCAGAAATCATTCCACGGAGAGGTTTGTTGTCTTGAAAGAGTTGTAGCCATTGTTTTGTACGAAAAAGTAAGACCATCAGGGAATGGTGGAGTTACTATTTCCCAGACACCCTAAGTCTGGGATATGAAAGACGTGTTTAGACACCCTAGAGGTCTTGGTTTGAGGGGTGTTAAGAACAGTTAAGAAATGTGTTGATTTCTTGACTTGCTGACTTATTTATAATACTACGGTTTCCCGTCCTTGTCAACCCCCGTGTTAGGAGTGTTTTGAGGTGGTGTCCCGAAGACCCATCTATTATACATGTCTTTAAAAATCCCGTCAAGCCCTAGTATCGATACTCTTGAATTCGATCCAGTACTCGATTTAGATACTTGTGTGCCAGGTCTTTTTCTTTCTGCCAAACTGATTTCGATTCTGTATCAACTTCATGCTTCAGTTTAAGGACATGACATATCATTTCATCCTTATTCAATTGATTCTTTGGCATATCATAAAAAAGACTCTACTCAGTATATAGAGTAAAGTCTTTTTTGTCTGTTATTGAATTGGGTTTTGTGCTGGTATCAACATACCACCACCTGGTCCATCATCATCATCAATATTTTCCGTGAGTACAGAATGAATTATAAAAGCACCCAACATAAAGGTTGCTAATAACATCATCTTACCATACTCCAGGAATTAGGTCGCCGGTTAGAGCATAGGATCCCATTGCGGCAATGACACCAATCATTGCTGCCCAACCGTTAATACGTTCTGCTCTTTCGTTCATTGTTCTTGCTCCTGTGTTTTGTTGTAAATAATGACTCTACCATTTTCATGAGTGAATACTAGTTCATCATCATGTGCCCAGCAGAGTTCTTCGTATAGGGCATTTAGTCTCTCCATATCATCATAGAGTTGATTTGGATTAAACATTCTTTACTGGTTCATATGGATGTTGAGGTTTGTGATCTCTATCCATAGGTTTAGAAGACTCAAAGGGATCTCTTGAGAGATTTTTGATAACAATGAATGCTTCTTTGTTGTACTTACGAGTACCGATAGGTGACTGCCACTTTTTATTATAGACTTCACCGACATCGATACCAGAAACTTGAGTTCCTGCCATTTCAACTACGATGTTATCACCTTCTTCCCACCCATATTTTTGGGCAAGAGAAGAAACTTGTTCATAAACAGATGGAGCATCCATTACTCGATCTTCTGGTTCAAGACTTCCGTGCATCAGTAGAGGTTCTCTTCTTGTTCAGTTTGAATTATAACATCAGAAGTTGGATATGCAACACAAGTGAGCACAAACCCCTCTTCCATTTGATCGTCATCCAAGAATGATTGATCACTTTGATCTACTGTACCCGATACAATCTTACCTGCACAAGATGAACAGGCACCTGCACGGCAAGAATAGTTCATATCAATACCACCTTCCTCGGCAGCATCAAGAAGATATTGGTCATCCTGGCAGGTAACAGTTGTTTCTGTACCGTCAGGAGTGCGGAAGGTAACGTTAAAGTCCATTAGTAAGTTTCAGATAATTGTTCTACGGAATATGCCAACAACACAAGGAAGGCAATACTAGTCATTGTAAACAAAATTTGATACATTGTCAAGTACTCAGAAACCGAAAAGTCCGAAAAAGAAAACACTACCAGTCGTAGCATAAGAAACCAGTGCTGCGGCAAATCCAATCATTGCCGTGCGACCATTGAGTTTCTCTGCACGTTCTGCATATGTCTCAAGACCATACGTCTCAGTATAGGATGGATCAACGTACATGCGGGGTTCAGTAGCCCACATGTTTGTGCGTCCACCGTCTTCGGTTGTTACAGTCATTTGAGTTTTGTGAAGAAACATTACAGTATTATATAGCAAACATAAAGTCTTGTCAAGAGAAGTCAGTATAAATGCTTACTATTTGCCTTCAAATCCAGGTGGTAAACGATTGAAGTATGGATCATATTCAAAAATAGAATTCCAATCTTCAATCTGATTTGCCTGTGTTTTCCAAAAATTCCAAAGACCTTCATAACTTGACTTATGAAAAACATCAATGTGTTCTTTATGAATTGAAGAACCTAGTTCAAGTTTATATAAGAACAAAGGAATAGAAAATGTGTTTCCAGAATTATAAATCAAGTCATCGGCAACTGCTCTCGGTTTGACTCCATTATCGATCTTATACTTATCCCCTCTCACATGAAGGTCAATTAGTTTTTGTGCATGACGACGAGTAATCAAATAACATGCAGTTGAGAAATCATTCACAAATCTCTTATGCATTCTCAAGTGAATTGACGCTGGATTAATGACAGCAAGTTGAATTACATCATAGTCATAAGGAATTTTTGCATAGAAATTTTTCCATTCAAAAGGCCAATACGATGCAGTAGAGATATCACAATCATCTTCCATCATTAAGGCACACGAAGCGTCAGTCTTAAGAAACTCCACCATTGCTCTCAGATGAGATGTGGTGCATCCAACTTCACCAGAAGACATCATGTCAGGGTATCTCCCTTTAAGAATGTCTCCGAGGTCTCTACCATCCCTACCATCGTATGCAGAGATACGAGTATAATTCTCAATCTCCCAATACTTAAATTGCTCTTCCATATATTCTTTTCTCTCTGGTTGATCATCCAGATTTAAATAATATATGGGAGGAAGTTTTTTGAGTTTATAAAGTGCCTTATTCTTATCCATTATAAAATTTCCCAGTGATTGGGATATAAGTCTTTTGTATCTAGGTGAGAATTATTTGGACCAAACCATTTTGTTTTTGGATCTGGTCCTAATACTCTCTTATCTGGATTTTTGTTCAAATAGGCACCCCACCAACTAAAAGTACTATTAGAAATTATATTATCAGTACAAAGAGTTTGTAAACATAAATCATACCAATGATCCATATTAGAACTTTCCCATCTCCCATCATTTGTAACTATCTTCCCATCTTCAGTTTCAGAAAACATAAATCTATCATCAGAAAACATTTTCTGATCCTTACACCAGGAAATATCATCTGAGAATATTAAAACTGTATGATCAGGAAATTTAGATGCTGCTTCTTCAAACCAAGCATCACTAAGATTATGATGGTTAGCAGAGTTTTGTAAATAGTCACCCCTTCTAATATGAACCGAAACAACCTTACCACTTATACCAGAAATAAACTCTTGACAAGGATCTAAAATTTCATCATGAAAAGTAAAATCTTCCTGAAGTTCATCCCAAATATTTAAAAAATATTTTTCAGATTGGAAAAACCCATATAAAGATGCGTCTTTTGGTGGATTGTTAAAAAGATATTCATCAAACTCAAATCCAGATTCTGCTACTATTGGACAATCAATAGGTGCTCCTCTACCATCTCTACGATTAAGGCTACCTAAAAATCCTCTGTTTTGAGTAGCATTAGTCATTTTAAATCCTTGAGATAATTGCATCTCTTCATCTACAGGAATCATATATTCAATTTTATTGTGTGCAGCAATTCCTTTTATTGCTGCATATTGGAACATTTGATTTGCAAGAAATCCAAGTCTTCCAAGATGATTAAATGATAATGTCATGATTCTAAAATGTCATAGTACTTGTTAGCACAGTAATTTATCTCCACATCTTTTTTGGAGATAAATTCTGGATTCATAGTTGCAGAACTTTCATGATATCGAATGGCAACAAGAGTATCATCAACCACTCCGGGTGAACCATACAAAAGATTCATACGATAATAATATTCACAATCAACTAAGTATAGCAGATCTTCATCAAAATATTGCTTATGTGATCTAAGAAATGAGAGATTAGATGGATTGCCCATCGTATTCACCCCATCCAATAAATGATCATTAAGAGTAGGAGTGATGTAATTGAAAAAGTTTTTATCATCTTGAGTATGAGTAAATGAATTCATTACCCACTTATGACCCTCATCATATTTTTCAGCAATCTTTTTCAATGAATCATTATCAAGAAAATAATCATCCTCAAACATTACTTTAATTATTTTTCCCGTAGAAGAATCCAAACACGTATTTAAATTATGTGCAGATCTTCCATTAGCATAGAAATTTTTAA